CCTTGAATATCGGTAAAACGAAGTAACACAAATTTGATGTCATTTTCTTCAATGAGTTTAAACACATTGTCAATCGCGTTAGACATACTAGTAAATCCTCTAAAACGTGGGTTAATTAAGATAAAATGGGGAAAAAGAATGCGTATAAAAATAACATATTCTAGCCTGATTTCATAAAAGTATTTGATTCATTCATTTGAATTTTCTTCATCAAACGCCTTTTTTATTTTTCATAAAACCAACTTTTTATTGTTCAAATTTTCTCCCATTTATTCATAGCAGACCCTCATAAAAAGTTGTATAATCTGCGCCTTTCGCATTTTTGGCAGTAAAAGTGCGGTCAGAAAATTACCTATTTTTTATTATTAGCTTAGGCTTAAGAATTCTCAATGACAGATCAAATAGACATTAACAAACTGCGTAATATCGCAATCATTGCCCACGTTGACCACGGCAAAACAACTTTAGTGGATAAATTATTACAACAATCCGGCACATTGGAAGCCTCTCGTAGCGGTGATACCGATGAGCGCGTGATGGATTCCAACGATTTAGAAAAAGAGCGCGGCATTACCATTTTGGCAAAAAATACCGCCATTAATTGGAACGGCTACCGTATTAACATTGTGGACACCCCGGGACACGCAGACTTCGGCGGTGAAGTTGAACGCGTACTCTCCATGGTGGATTCCGTATTATTGGTGGTGGATGCCTTTGATGGCCCTATGCCACAAACCCGTTTTGTGACGCAAAAAGCCTTTGCTCACGGCTTAAAACCTATTGTGGTCATTAACAAAGTTGACCGCCCCGGTGCACGCCCTGACTGGGTGGTCGATCAAGTGTTCGATTTATTCGACAATCTTGGTGCCACTGACGAACAGTTAGATTTCCCGATTATTTACGCGTCCGCCTTAAACGGCGTTGCCGGTTTGGAGCACGACGAGTTAGCTGCCGATATGACCCCTTTATTTGAAGCTATCGTCAAATACGTTGAACCACCAAAAGTGGAACTTGACGCACCGTTCCAAATGCAAATCTCCCAACTTGACTACAACAATTATGTGGGCGTTATCGGTATTGGTCGTATTAAACGTGGGACGGTAAAACCAAACCAAAGTGTGACAATCATCGATAGTTTCGGTAAAACTCGCACCGGAAAAATCGGACAAGTATTAGGTCATCTTGGATTACAACGCTACGAAGAAGATATTGCCAGCGCAGGCGATATCGTGGCGATTACCGGCCTTGGTGAGCTCAATATTTCCGATACCATTTGCGATATCAATAACGTGGAAGCCTTACCGGCATTAAGCGTTGATGAGCCTACCGTGACCATGTTCTTCTGCGTAAACACCTCGCCGTTCTGCGGTAAAGAAGGGAAATACGTAACATCTCGTCAGATTTTAGAACGCTTAAACAAAGAGCTTGTGCATAACGTAGCATTGCGCGTAGAAGAAACCCCAAACCCGGATGAATTCCGTGTTTCCGGTCGTGGTGAATTGCATTTATCCGTGTTAATCGAAAATATGCGTCGCGAAGGTTACGAATTAGCCGTCTCCCGCCCAAAAGTCATCTTTAAAGAAGTGGATGGACACAAACAAGAACCATTTGAACAAGTTACCATCGACATTGAAGAACAACACCAAGGCGCGGTAATGGAAGCCTTAGGTATCCGCAAAGGTGAAGTAAAAGACATGGTGCCGGATGGTAAAGGTCGTACGCGTTTAGAATATGTGATCCCAAGCCGTGGCTTAATCGGTTTCCGTAACGAATTCATGACCATGACTTCCGGTACCGGCTTGCTCTACTCCAGTTTCAGTCATTACGATGATGTGAAACCGGGCGAAATCGGTCAGCGTAAAAATGGTGTATTGATTTCCAATGCGACAGGTAAAGCCTTAGCTTACGCGTTATGGGGCTTGCAAGAGCGCGGCAAACTGATGATCGATCACGGTGCCGAAGTGTACGAAGGCCAAATCATCGGTATCCACAGCCGTTCTAATGACTTAACCGTGAACTGCTTGCAAGGGAAGAAACTCACCAATATGCGTGCTTCCGGTAAAGATGATGCCATTGCGTTAACCACACCAATCAAATTCAGCCTTGAACAAGCTATCGAATTTATTGATGATGACGAATTGGTGGAAATTACGCCACAATCTATCCGTATCCGTAAAAAATTATTAACGGAAATGGATCGTAAACGTGCCAATAGAACAACAACCAGCACGAGCACACATTAATTCGTTTTAAAATCTAAAAAGTGCGGTGCGTTTTTCAAAAGTTTTGTAAAACGTACCGCACTTTTTTCGGCTAAAAATCTTGTCATCCTAGACTTTAACGACAAAATTCTCTATAATCCGCAACGCTTTTTCCGCCCCCATAGCTCAGTCGGTCAGAGCAGTCGACTCATAATCGATTGGTCACAGGTTCAAGTCCTGTTGGGGGCACCAAAAAACTTATCATAACTCCTCGCAACTCATCAAAAACATCAATCAAATTCAGTATTTATAAGACTTTATAGCATTTTGCCCTATTGTATCCCCTCGTAGATAATCGCCCCTAACCGCTCTTTTTTGTAACCACGATTGTAACCATGTGCTAATATCCCTTTTCCGTGGTTACATAAAATTGCTAAATGGTTACCAAATATGCCTAAAATTACTAAGCCTCTAACCAATACCGAAGTAGAAAGATCTAAGCCAAAAGCCAAAGAATACACCCTTACTGATGGCTACGGGTTATTTCTATTAGTCTTGCCTACCGGCGTTAAATCATGGCGTTTTAACTATATCCGCCCACTTACTAAAAAACGTACTAAAGTTTCTTTAGGAACTTATCCCGCTTTATCTTTAGCTCAAGCCCGTTCTATTCGTGAAGAATATCGCTCTTTGTTGGCTCAAGGCATAGACCCACAAGAACATAAGGAACAGGAGCAGAAAGCCGCTATTGAGCATATAGAAAATAGCTTGCTATCTGTCGCTAATCGTTGGAAGGCCAAGAAGGTTCAAAAAGTAGAAGCTGAGACATTAAAAAAAGATTGGCGCCGCATGGAAATCTATTTGTTTCCTTTTATTGGTGATATGCCGATAAATGAAATCTTGCCAAAGGTTGTTATTGAAGCATTAGAATCACTCTATAACCAAGGCAAGGGCGATACATTAAAGCGCACCATTCGGCTATTGAATGAAGTGCTTAACTTCGCTGTAAACTACGGCCTAATTGCCTTTAATCCTTGCTTACGAATCAATGAAGTATTTAACTTTGGAAAATCTACCAACAACCCGGCAATAACACCAAAAGAACTACCGGAATTAATAAAAGCCGTGATGTATTCCAGTGCGGCCATTCAAACAAAGTTATTATTCAAATTTCAGTTATTAACCATGGTACGACCTGCTGAAGCAAGTAACGCCACATGGTATGAAATTGATTTTAAAAAATCTTTATGGACTATCCCGGCTAACAGAATGAAGAAAAGGCATCCTTTTGTAATTCCCCTTTCTTCCCAAGCTATGGCAATTCTAAACAAAATGAAAAGTATATCCGTGAAAAGCGAATATGTTTTTCAAAGTTGGATTAAGTCTAACCAACCAATGAGCAGTCAAACAATCAATAAAATGTTAGTCGATTTGGGCTACAAGAATAAACAAACTGCTCATGGATTAAGAACAATCGGACGCACTTATTTAGCCGATCAGCGTATTGATTATGAAGTGGCTGAAATGTGTATTTCTCACAAGACGGGTACGCAAACAGGCAAGATTTACGATAGGGCGGATTTCCTTGAACAACGCAAGCCGGTGATGCAACTTTGGGGCGATTTTGTAGAACAATGTGAACGTTAAAAGTGATGTGCGTGGAAAATATTTAAAAAGTGCGTTCACTCGTTCACCACTTCACTTTCTTTTATTTTTCAAATAGTTATAGAGTGAAGAGAAAAGAGAAGTTATTCACCAAGGCATTCACCTTTTTAGGTAAAAAAAAGCGCGGTTTTTATGCCGCGCCTTTCGCTATCTATTTGATTTTATGTACTCATTATAAAACTCGTCAAAGTCTTTAAAGTGTACGTTAGTGATATATCTTCCTTTTTCCGCACCGGAAGTAATTCGCCTGCGGGTGTATGGATATTTATTTTTATGTTGTGCCAATCCTTGTCTTAATGATTCGGTAAAGTTATTCAGTGTTAACGCATTTTGAATATTATTGGCTTCAGTAAATACCAAGTAAGCCGGGTAAAGGTGCGTTCTTGGAAGTCCGGTTTTCGCGTTGCCAATTCCTAGCCCGTTACTTTCTTGGGAGGTTAGGAAATAACTACAAAAGACCGTTAAATGATCTGAGTTCATTTTTATTTCTAACGCTTCGGCGCTTTCCTGTTGTTGGATTAACGCTTTCTTTGCGTCCAACGGATTTTTAAAAGCCTGAATCAGTTTATAAATAATTCCGCCTGCTTCGGCTTCTATCTTATCCATTAAGTGCGGATCGCGTTTACTTTCCGGCACCACCTTATCAAAGTGAAAAATCACTCGGCGACGTTCAATACCTCCGTTTCTTTCTGTGAAGCGTGTCGGCTCATTGTTGACGATTAGCACAATCGCGGGAATGACTGCTTTAAACTTGCTTTTGTGCTTCGGATCGATATTGACTAAATCACCCGCACTAATGCTTTTTAGTCCGCCACCATCGCCACCATAGCGGGATTGTTCCGGGCATAGAATGAGCGTTTTATTCACAAAGTTTTCACGGCCGCGCGGTTCGTCTAAATCGACTAATCGGCCGCTTTCCGTGTTTTGTTCGCCTGCTAACATTGTGGCAATTTGCGCAAATACCGATTTTCCGCTGCCACCATCGCCGGTTACTTCAAAGAATAATTGCCAGTTATGACGATTCGTTAAAATCGCGTAAAGTGCGCCCAAGATTGCTTGCTTTTTATCTTCCTTACCATCAGCAACAAAATTCAACCAACTATCAAAGTGCGGTGTATTTTCCGTTTGATTTGTGTAATCGTGCGGAATAAAGGAAGTGAGCCAGTTTTCCCGACAATGTGGACTAAATTCCAAGGTAGAACGATTTAATACACCATTTGTAAAGGCTAATAGTTCCTTGGATTGCTCACCCATTTTGGCTGCTTGAATCTTCGCTGTGTCAATCATTGAATCAATAGAACGGGCGCTATAAGTAAATTCCTGTTCATCGTAAAATTGAACGGCTTTAACCTCCAATTCCGATCTCGGTAGAATCTCCCAATTTGCGCCGGTGTAATGATAAAGCTCCTTATCTAAACTGTGTTGAGCAATATCTAGATCCAACCATTTCACGAATGCCCGGGCTTTTACATTAGTTCCGTCCTTTTCTTTCAATTTTGGCGGCGGAGCAATTTTATCCGCAATTTCCACCGCACTTTTATCCGTGCGTAGTCGTTGAATGTAACCACTTAGATTTTCCTTCATCTGCGCGGCACCATCATATAAAACAACATGATCAGCTTTAGTATGCTTTGCTAGATTATGGCAAATACCGGTAATTTCGATCGGATCCAATTCACCACATTGGAAAAGCATGATTGCGCGTTGCTCCGAATCGGCTAGTCTGATTCCTGAAATATCTTCAAGTTGCTGTTCGGCAAGAATCACCGGCTTTTGTTTGGCATCGATACCTTCCACCAACGAACACAACAATAACCATTCTTCGCCTTTTCCTTTGTTCCATGCTTGCCAAGCCTTACGCCCGGCAAGAATGATTAACGCTGAATAAGGTTCTTTCGGCTGATCTGCTAAATGTGGTGCATTAATTAAGCGGGCCATGATTTACCCCCTCAACTGCGCCGTTCTCAATCATATTGATACGCATGGCAACGATTTCCTGAAAATATGAAAATGTGCTTACCAAGGAAATCACTAAGCTATGCTTCAATAAGCCATCTATAAGTTCATCATTGGATAGCATTGCTGCGGTTTCCTCAGGCGCTAAAGAAGGCGGTTTTGGTGCCATCTGTAGTAAATGCTTATTGATCGTGATTAATTCATCACGAAGAATTTTTAGCCCTCCGAGATATTCAGCGGGATAATCAATAAACTGTTCGGCTAATGCCAAAATTGATTCGGTGGTATAAGGAAAAGACGAATTAAAGGCTTCATCTTTAGGTTTTCCCATGTTCTGATGACTGATTGAAATCGCATTCAATTCAACGGCATTTAGTTTGGAATAATCCATTTTTTGATTGAGATCCATTATTTCACCCCCGTGATTTTCAATCCTGCTGTAGTTGCTCGTTTAATTGATTTCAGCGCGTCTGTTGCGCCTTTTAAATGTCCGTTGTGAATGTAGTCTTTGGCAAAGCTAAGATAAAATTCAGTCTGTTTAATGGCTTTTACCAACTGTTCCCAATCCGGCAAGCGTTCTTCCTCAAATAGGCTAGGGCGCTTCTTGCTTACTTTGGTTTTTAACTTACGCATTTGCCACCACCTGTAATTGTTCAATTTGTGTTACTACTTCGGCAAATTTAGAAATTAAATAGCCGTTTGCCTGATTGAAGTCCTTTAAAAGTGCGGTCTGTTCTTTTGTTAAATCGGCAGCTTTCGCCAATTCGTTAAATAACTTTCCACCGCCTTTCAACCGTTCCACTAAATCAACACATTCGCCGCGCATTTTTAGCTTGTGATGGAAGTCGTCCGGGTAAATTTCAAGGCATTTGCGGTTACTATCATGGATTAACTTAAATTGGCGGCTGATTTGCGCATATTCCGCGTGTAAAGGATTGAATGAGAGTTTCCCCTTATATTGGTTACTTACTTTCATTATTGCCACCCTCCCAAAGTACATTCACTGCGTCTTTAGTCCGCACAATCAGATCACGCACGGCCCAAAGTGAATCGCTTAATGCTTTCTCCCTTGTGTTGTTATCCACCATCAGCAAAATAGCTTCCGCTTGAGAAAGATTTTTTGTGATTTCGTCCATCGCGTCTAATTTCTTCATGATTTTGTCCCTCCCTAAAGCTCTTCTTCTAACGACATTACAGAAGTGAGGATTAATTTTGATACGGCACGGAAGGCGGCTTCATAGGTGGCGCACTCAACCTTATCAATCGTTCCATCGCCTTTGCTAATTAGTTCTGAAATTGCTTGAGCTTCCCACAATCCTTCAAGTGCTTTGGTAATTTCTTCATTACGCATGAGCCACCTCCATAGAATCACGAGAGATTGCCGCAAAAGTGCGGTCGTTTTTCACGTTGTTTTGAAGATTGATTTTGCCGGTAAGTACAAGAACAAAATCACGGGCGAATTGGGCGCGTGCGGCTTGTTCTGTATCGGCGGTGATACAGATTTTTTGAATGTGATTGGTTAGATCGGTACGGCGAATAGCCGCAAAAATGAATTGATACATTTGCGTAGATTCCTTGTATAGATTTTCGGAATCTACCGCTAGACTTCTCACGGTCGGGCGGTAGAACGTAACAGGGTGAGAAACTGCCATACAAGGAAGACAGCCCGTCAAAGACGGCCCATTACGCTCTACCATTGAGAGAATGATCGGATTTAGATTGAAAACAAAATCCGCATATTCTTTAGGTGTGCGAATGTTACGAACAAAAAAAGCACGGTTAAAAGGCGTGCTATCGTTCGCCTTGTATAAATTCAGCTTCTCACGGCTGACCTTAGATTTTGCTAAAGCGTGAACATAGTCGCAAATTTGACTGCGCTTTGTAAAGTGAAAGTTGTTGTAATTATTTTCATGTTGTTTATAATTAACGTTATTTAAATTCATATTTATTCCTTTTATGGATTTAGATCGGGAAACGTGGCGTGTGCTTTGTGTTTGGCTCATGGTCGCTAAAATCATTCATTAGCGTTCAAAGTGTGTTCCGCAGTTTCCACCCTCATGTAATTTAGGTTATCTACCTTCTGAGTGATTCTTAAGGTAGGGGAATGCGCCGCTTGGGTTGAGCCTTGCGGCGTTTTTCTTTTAACGGAATCGAAAGTAGGCTTGCTGTTCTTCATGCGCAGTAAGCTCACCTCCTTTAGCCTTATAAATAGCAATCACCTGCTTTAGCTGTTCGGCATCTGCGATTTCATAGCGGTAATATTGCCCCATTCCATCTGCAGTCTTTTCTGTTGTGCGTTTCACTTTGCCGGTTAAATGATTGCGTTCAAGTTCACTGATATAGTTACGCGCTGACGTCATACCCATTGAATAACCATCAATGCCGCTAATACTGGAGAGAATTAAGCGGTGTAACACTTTTAAGAATTGTGTTGGTTTTCTTGCTTCGTTCATCTTCCATCACCTTAAGCGCGTGCCGCTTTTTGTTCTTCAATCCACGCATTCACTTCTTCTAAATCCCAACGGACAAAGTTTTGTGAAAAGCGGATCGGTTGTGGGAATTGTTTAGCTCTTACAAGCTCATTGAGTTTGGTGCGGCCAAAGCTTACGCGTCGGCAAACATCGGCACCGGTGATGAGTTTTTTAGATTGGGTTTGAGATTGGCTCATAAAAAATACCTCTCGTTAGTTTAACTATGTGGAATAGCGTTCTATTCCGTTGAGTTGTTCGAACGGGAGGTATTAGAAAGGATTTTTTAGGGTGGCAAAATCTATATAGATCCAAAACGAATCTATATAGATCTCTTGAAGGGGTTATTTGATTTTATTTGCTTTGCTGAATTTATCTCGTAAATTAGCTTCACTTAATCCAGTATAACCTTGATATTGTTCACTAATATAAACTATTAATTCTTCTTGGTTGCCAAAGCTATTTTCAGACAAACAAAGTTCTTTTAAGGCTTGTATAAGATTTAAGTAAGAAGTTTCAGATTTTCCAGAAATTTCTCTACTACTTTCCCCTATCTTTTTTTGGAATTCTTCAATTTGTTTATTTTTATCACTAATTTGATTTTTAAGTTTCTGAATTTCTTCTTGCTGTTCATAACTTTCATCAATTACGGAAAATAATTTCAAAAATGAGATCATATCCTCGTGAATAATATAAATATCATCTAAATAAAGCTCTGTTCTGTTTTCGTAAATAGGCAAATGAAGATAAAGCCCAGAAAAGGTGTTTACATAAATATCAGGGAATTCCTCTATATAACCACGCTCTATTAGCTCTAGGGTATTGTATGGTTCGAATACTTCCTTAGAGAGAGGAAAATAACCATTAAAAACAAGATTTCTAAAACGGTCTAATTCTCCGGTATAAAGCTTTATTTCATCATTTTTAGAAAAGTAGTCAGGGAGGTAGTAGGCATCATTTAATATAACATCAATACTAAAATAAATGTTATTTAGTTTTATTCTGTAAATTTCAAAGTTTTCGTTGTGTTCTATTTCTGACTTTGTTTCCCCTTGGCTAAATTGTAAAAATATTTCTTCATTTCTAATATTTAGCATTTTATTATGTGGAATTTCCCGTTTATTTACGCTATCTATCTTATTAATTCGCCCTTCAAGATGAATTGAAGCTTGTAAATCACCTGATTGAATATATTCTAATAAATCGTATTCTGAAATATTAATATTGTAGTTCAATGAGATATATTTTACCGCATCAGTGATTGAATATGCCTTTTTAGGCAAGAACTTTTGATTCGACATAAATGCCCCTTTCGCATTTTCCCTTATGATAGGAACGCACCAACAAGATAAGGTTTCTTGCTTTCGGGGATCAGCCTAGGTGCGTTTTATTCGGTTATTTGTTTTTTATATCAACACTAATATCTATTAAAGTAGTTTCTTTACCGGTGTTGCCGTCTATCCAGTTTATCGTGCCGGTGATAAATGGCTTATTTTCTTTCTGCTTCTGTAAAGTCTTTTGAATAATCGGACGATTAATTTCATGTTCTACCCAACTATTCTTTCTTTTTTCTCGCTCGTCCACCAACCGTTTATTTTCTTTCCGGCGCTTATATTCATCGTAAATAAGCCAACCGATAGTAAATGAAAGCCCGCCGGCTAAACCAAAGGCCACAATAAACCACCAGTCTTGAAAAGTAACTATTGCTAATACGACAAAAAAAGCAGCAACCATACACTTTATTGCAACTAGTATCAGCCCCATAGTTCCCCCCCTTGTTTTTACTGGTTATTATAGTAAATAACATAGTAACAAAGGAGAAAAGATTCAATAGTGTAAGGGAAATATTTTATTCTTCATCGCTTACCGGCATTGATTCTTTTTTGCTGTTTTAGCATGGCATCAAGCTGTTTCTTGGCAATAAAGTAAATCGTTTCTAACGCGTCCATATTCGGGCTATTTGGTCGGCTGTCTATTTCTCGCTTGGCCGCATTACATTTACATTCTAATGCGTGAATAACTTCACTTATTGGATAGGGTTCTTCATCATCGTAAAGGCTGACAAAGGTAAAAAGTACGGTCGATTTTTTATAGTGATTTACCGCTGAAAGAAGTAAGTTTTGCTTTGCCTGTTTACATCTCATAAATCAATCCCATTAAATTGTTCCAATGCCTGTTTGTGTTCTTCCGATAACTCAAAAATCAGATCGCCATATTCAAGCTGATAGGTGCCGAATGACATCAAGAAAGCCACTGCCGGATCGATTTTGTTTGCGGCCTTCTTCTTGTTTGGTTTAATGTTGGCGTTCGCATCGGTTTCCATCACAACGTTGGATAATGCCCAAGAAAGCACCGGATCGCCGTGGTGTTCTATCACTTGGCGATTTATCAACACTTCCGCACTTTTGGCCACCGGGCTAAATCGTTGATAGGTTTGCGGGAATGGTTCTACTTCCAAGCCTGCCGCCTGTAATTGCGTGCGTAAATGCGTGGCGTTCCAAACATCAAAGCCGATCATTTTGATATTGAAGTTTTCCGCATCTTTGAGAATATCATCGCGGATTTTGTCATAGTCGATACAGTCGCCCTCTGTGGCAATAAGCCAACCACTGCGCACCCAATTTCGATAAATAGCCCGGTTCTTGTTGGCTACATTATTAAGCTGAAATTCAGGAATATAATGCCGGGTAATCAACCGCACTTTTTTCCCTTGAGGGAAGGTATAACAAAGGCTTGTTAAGTCGTTGGTGCTAGATAAATCCAAGCCCAAATAGCAATCTTGGTGAAGTAAGTCGCTTTCCGTGTAATCTCGAGCGCACTGCGCCCAATTGCCTTCACCTAGCCATGGCGTTGTTCCTTGGCACCAAACATTAAAACGCTTGGTAAGCATTTCCACCCACTCGGAAGGAATCCCCCGAGCTTTCTTGATTGTGTTTTCAAAATCAAGGTAAGGAATGGATTTACCAATATTCGGATTGGCTTTTATCCAGTTTTCCGGATTATCAATTTCGCTTTCTTCGTCTAATTCAAAAATCAGCACAAATAGGCTGTCGTTTTGTTCGTTGCCTTCCAGTATTTGCGCGCAATAATCATAGTGCTGCTTACAAGCGGAAATTACGTTACTTCCTGCGGTGGTAATCGCAAATAGTAAACCTTCCGGGCGTGCGCCTTGACCTAATTCTAACGCGCTGTAAACGCTGTTATCAGTGTGTAAGTGATATTCGTCCACAATGGCGAGGCTTGGATTAGTTCCCTCAATGGTTGAGGATTTAGCCGCTAACGGGCGCATTAAGCTATTTGATTTCGGATTAATCAGTTTATGTTGCTGAATATTGAGCCGTTTGCGCAAAAGTGGAGAGAGTAGGCACATTTGACGCGCATCATCAAACACAATGCGGGCTTGGTCTCGGCTTACTGCTGCAGTGTAAATATCTTGTTGGCCCGCTTCCATCAGTAGAAACCAATTAGCCAACACGGCGGCCACGGTGGACTTGGCATTTTTTCGCGCCACTTGGATATAAGCGGAACGATATTTTCTCAAGCCGGTATCGGTGCGCTTAAAGCCTAACAGATTGGCGAATAGAAACGTCTGCCAGTCTGAAAGCTCGATTGGTTGCCCGCGTAAATGCCCCTTAACGTGCGGGCATAGGCGAGAGAAAGCCAAGAATTTATTTACCGCACTTTCATCAAAGAAATAAGCGGGGTTCGCTAAATCATCAAAATAACGCGCTACGGCTTGTTTTATCTTACGACAAGCCACTATTTCACCTGATTGAACTTTCTTCGCGTATTCGTGCCAGATTTCCATTTTCGCCTACATTGTGAGGATTTCATCCAACATATCAGTAACGTCTGTTTCTACTGGATTTTTACGGCGACTTACCGGATCGAAGCCTAAGAGGGAAGACATCTTGATCATGACTTTTTCGGCATCTGCTTTCGCGGACAATGCCGGGTTTCTTGATTGCGTACCTTGGCTATTTACGATAATGAAGCCATTTTTGGCTAAATCTGATACGGAATGGCGCCAAATTGCGTAGTTTTCGCAATAAATTTCAAGGTTTGTTAAATCTTCCGCTTTAATATCGCCACGTTCTGAAAGTTGTTTAATACGCGCTTTCCATTGGCTTTTAGCAATATCATCCAAGAAATCAGGTGTCTTATAACTTTTTCGTTTGCTCATTCACTTTCCTTATTTTCTAAAAAATCACTTTGCGTAAAAATTTGAGTAGGCGGGCGGTTCCGAAGGGTTGCCACTTTCTTTTTTAAATTGCCCCCACCCGGTCTAATCAATTTTTTTCGCACCAAATCCGCGTTGGTCTATCACTCGTGTTTTATAGCTGTGACAATCACGACATAAAGGCTGATGATTGCTTGCTACCCAAAACAACGGATCGGATTGTCCGTTCTCTACCGGCTTGATATGGTCTATCACTGTTGCCGGTGTATATTTGCCTTGCTCTAAGCACATCACACAAAGGGGATGATGCTTTAAGTATTGTTCGCGGTATTTGCTCCACTTGTGGTCGTAACCGCGTGCGCTACTGTTTGGGCGGTTGTCCTTGGGTTTGTGCTCCTCACATCTACCGGACTTTACTTTGTTTCTACATCCGGGATAGCTACAACGTCTTAACGGTTGGTATGGCATCGGTTACTAAATCCTCAGTAAGCGCACGGTTCTCTATACACTTCCCACAATGCGGAAATCGTCATAGGTGCCGCTTTAAGGTTGGCTAAGTCTGTGACTGCTTCGCGGTTCGTGTAGAGATAGGCGATATACATTAAACAACCAATCTTAATCGCCGGGGTAAAAGGTATGGTCTTTTCCGTTTCTTCTTCCCCAAAGGTTTTACCAATATGTTTTTGACATACTTCTAAGGCGGCCACCTTATAGGCTTCCAGTAACTCATCATCTAAATCATGATCAAGATTTAAGTGCGCTTTGATTTCATCAATCGTTAAATTAATTTCCACCATTGCCAGTCAACTCCTTACAGATAAGCTGTAGTTCTTTGTGCGCTTCTTTACTATCAATAATGTTGATTATCTCTAGCGAACGGTTCCCATATTTCACGCGCATAGTGTTATCAACATTAGTTCCGTAACGTATGCGAATGCGCACAGTATTTTCATTTAATGGCACCGCACCGGAGAAGAACTCTCTACCTTGTAATGGTTCAACCGCCGCCCGGATATTGGCAACGGTTTTCCATTTACTCACAATACCGCCGTAGTCGTTCTGTTCGTTCACTTGCTTTTGTAGGCTAATCACCTTGTTATACTTTCCGGCCTTAATCATGATTGCCATCGCTTGCCCCCGGTTCTTGTTCATCACCGCGTTTTACTTCTACGGTTTGTTTCCATGCTTGGCTAAATTCTTCTCCACCCTCATAAGGCGGTAAACCTTCACGGCGGCGGACTTCATTTGGGCACATTACACCGGCTTTAATTGCCACATCGTAACTCTTGAAGCGCTCGCTTTGACTGGTGCGCAATAAGTCGCTTGTGTCAAATTCGATTAAGTAACGTTTCTTGCTGTTGCTGCCTAAATCAATCATCAAAGCATCTTTTAGCTGTTGTTCAAAATTGGTTAGCCAAGGGCGCAAGGTTTGCGATAAAAAGGCTCGACTGGCTTCACTAAAGTTTGAATAACTGCTATTGGAATAGTCTTGAAGGAAAATCGGGCTAATGTTGTAGATTCTGGCAATATCGGAAATTGTGAACGTACGGCTTGCTAACCATTCCGCATCTTGGTTCGTCATGCCTAACTGTTTATATTCCATTGAGCCTTCAAGGATTGGTGTTTTCCCTGCGTTCTTCGCGCCCTTATAACGTTCAAGGGCTTTTATCACTTTTTGTGCTTTGCCATCATCCAACCATTCGGCGGTAGTAATTAAGCCACTCGCCATTAAACCGTTTTTCATCACTGCCGAACCGTGTTTCTGTTGAGCAATGCCTAAGCCCACGGTTTCACGGCAAATCGTAATTGGCGAACGACCCATAAAGCCATCAAGGGATGAATGGCGTAAATGTAGGATTTCATCTTGAAGATAGTTTTTGGTATTGCCGTCTAAATCGGTAATTTGATAGATATACTCGCCGCCAACTTTGCGATAGATATTGACCGCACTTGGTTGATACGGGGTAAGGCTGATTGGTTCGCCTTTGCTGTTCCATTCAATCACCGCATAAGCGTTACCGTTTAATAGGCAGTGGCGCATCATGGTGTATTTAAATTGATACGGTGTTTGGCTGCGGTTTGGCATCTCGTTTAAGAGATAGTCCACCGGGTGACGATAAACGCGCTCGCGGCCATCGTCTTTAAGCTGATACAAATAACAAGGCATACTTGCCACCGCTTCTGAAATAACGGTAACGGCACTCATCACCGCCGGTAAACTTTCCGCCGTGTTCGGGCTGACAAATTCCCCCGCGCCGGTGTTTGATACGCCAAGATAAGAAAGCAGCTCATTAATTGCCATCGGTGCGCTGCGTTGTTCTTTTCGTCTGAACAGGTTCCACATATTACGCCTCCGCCACATCAAGCCACTGTTTCAAAAGTGCGGTGGATTTTCCTTGCGTTTTTCCCTTCGCGGTTGCCATTGATCGTTTGGCAATCTCAACGCTACTTTCAGGATAAGCAGGAATACTGGTAACGGTGATTTCAAATAATTCCGCTTTGGCCACTGTGCGTTGACAAGGCTCTACATCAAAATTCCATGTTTCTTCTTTAGCCCAAAAGCCGAAAGACATCCCGCTAATATCACCGCGTTCAACACTTACCAACAAATCACGCCCTAAGGTGGTATCAGGTGGCATTAATTCAAAACGTAAACCTATTGCGTCTTCTTCCAGTTTTAAGGTTCCCGCACGGGTACGCCCTAATAGTTTGGTGTGATCGTGTTCAAATAATGCCCGTACATCGGCACCGCTGCTTAAACTTTCACTAAACGCATTCGCACTGAATTGTTCTACAAAATCGCAATAAAGCACTTCAGAAGGGCTGTCCCACTTCACCACATAGCCAACCAGTTTTTTATTCTCGCTGTCTGCGGTGATTTCGGATGAACGGATTTCAAATTCTTTATTCATACTTTCCCTTTTAACAAAAAGGGGGCTTAATTGCCCCCGTTGGAATTTGACGATTAAGCCGTAACTTCAATGAACTTGATTGCGTTACTATCTACCACGCCACCACCAAGATATTTATCGGTATGGACTTTATAGAAGCCCGGTTCGGTAATGTTATCAGGGCGGGTTCTTACGCCGGTTTCGTGATCTACAATGAAGTAACCGCGTTTGAAGTCACCAAAGGCAACTACCGGTTTATTAGCACCACTTGCCGGCATGGTCTCAAGGAAGTAAACCGGACGACCTAAAAGGGTAGAAGGCGCATCTACAGTTAAACCATCACGCCAAATAAAATCGCCGTTTTTGTTTTTGAGTTTTTGTAATGCTGCCGCAATGGTGGAAGACATCACCCAAACGGCATTTTTACGGTATTTGCTGTGTAAGGTGTAGAACAAATCAATGAGCGTATCAGCGGTGATTTTGTCGGCACCGGCAACTTCTAATTTTTGTAACTTACCAAAGGCGCGTACTTTGTCCGCTTCGGTAGAACGTTCATAGGATAAGAAACCTTTTGATTTCTTCGTGCCGTCACCGCCGGTTAAGTCGGTTTCTTCAGTTTCGGTAAAGCTTTCAGAAATTTCATCAGTCAGCCAACCTAAAACATCAATGCTGGAGAAGTCCAAAATGTCTTGAGTGGTTTTCGGATAGGCATAGATAGGGTTTAATGCAATGGTGACTTCGTGTAATTTCGGTGTGGCGGTGCCATTACGTGCTACGCCTTCTTCACCATGTGCCACAACCGCGCCACCGGCAGAAACAAGTTTTTTGTATTCTTTCGCACCAACCGGCAAGCGGACCACGTTACAAATTTGACGCATCACGCTATCATCGGTTAAGCGTTTCATTACGTCTTTATCCAATTGTGGGATCACGGTATAACCGCCATCTTCTTGACCGGTGGTGGAAAGATTTCGTAATTCACCCGTTTTAATGTAGTGGCGTAGTTCGTCATTGCTGAAGGTTTTACCGCGTGTTTCTACCGGCTTGCCTTTGTCGGCAATGTTACGTTCTTCATCTGCCACCGTTTCATAACGGGCGATTTCATCACTCAATTGCTTAACCAAATCTTTCAATTTTTCAAAATCAACGTTTTCGGCATCATTCAATGAGCGATTTTCTTGTTCTGCTTTGTCTAACATAGCGCGCATTGCTGCGACTTTTTCCGCTTTTTGTTGGCGTAGTTCTAACAGTTTTTTAAACATAGTTAATCCTTTTAAAATCATCTTAATTAAGACGGCTTATAAAAAGCCCATAGAACAATATATACACAAAAAACAGGAAGTAAATTGCTTAAAAATTAATAGTTTAGCTACGTTAGGATACGTTTAGTGGGTGAAATTTGATTGCTTGTTTTTTATACAGGCATAGATAGGAAAATATAATTTAGATGGGGTTTTTAAAGAGTGAACACTAGTGAACACCTAGTGAACACCCTATTCACTATATAAATATATGATAAATAAAGAAATATAATATATAGTGAACAGGTGAACACCTTTTTATATAATTTTGAACACTGATAGAAATTAAATCTTTTTTCTCATTGGTTGTTCTTTAATGTAACCACGATAGTAACCATGGCATTTTGAGAAAAATACAACACGTTGATAATTAAAGAATTATTTAATTATTTCAAGTCCTGTTGGGCCACTTTCGCTATACCACATCATTTTATTTCCCTCAAAAACCCAAACGACAGATAAAAAATCTATCGCACGGCATCCCCCGAATCACCGTAGCGTGCAACTTGTTACACGAAATTGTAAATGCTCGAAAGGGTTAAATAACGTACCGTNCGTGCAACTTGTTGCACGAAATTGTAAATGCTCGAAAGGGGTAAATCACGCACCGAGGTAGAATCACCCGTGCATCAAGATGCACGCTACAGTATGAAATAATGCTCCTCGTAGCGTGCAACTTATTGCACGAAATTGTAAATGCTTGAAAGGGTTAAATAACGTGCCGCGCGTGGTTCGATCGTGCATCAAGTACGGAATCGCAAATCACACACCGAAGTGGAATCACTCGTGCATCAAGATGCACGCTACAATATGAAATAATGCTCCTCGTAGCGTGCAACTTGTTGTACGAAATCGAAGAAAAGACGATTGGCAAAATTATATTGAAACAAAGGTTGTAACGCGCTGTGATGGGAGTTGAACCCACAGTACCGCGATTGCTCGCTGACTTACCATTAGTCTACACAACGCATTACTGTGCACCACCCTATATACCTGCTAAAACAAAGTCAAATGCTCTATTAATGCCACAGGGCGAGTGATCGTCCTATTTTTTGCGATACACAATAAACCTAAACAAATTACCTGTTTTTATGTTTGATTTAATCATATATTGCAGATTGCATGATATGCGTTAAGTCTCTGCGAGTCATTAACGTAAACGCTTGTTCTCTTCCGTCTCCGGTTCTAAATCGAGTTTTTCCATCAATAAACGGTCGCCGTCTTCTTCCGGGTTACCCGTCACAAGCAGTTTGTCGCCGTAGAAAATGGAGTTAGCCCCCGCCATGAAACACATTGCTTGCATTTCTTCGCTCATGCCTTGACGGCCGGAGGATAGACGGACGTAACTGTTTGGCATAGTAATGCGTGCTACGGCAATGGTACGCACAAATTCTGTCCAATCCAGTTCTTCTGCGTCAGCAAGCGGCGTGCCTTCAATTTTGACTAATTGATTGATTGGCACGGATTCCGGTTGCGGATCCAAATTCGCCAAGCTGGCAATCAGTCCTGCACGTTCTTTGCGGGTTTCATTCATGCCCACAATCCCGCCGCAACACACTTTCAAACCGGCTTTGCGTACTTTGCCTAAAGTACTGATACGATCGTCAAAACGGCGCGTGCCAATCACTTCGCTGTAATGTTCCGGTGCGGTGTCTAGGTTGTGGTTGTAGTAATCCAAGCCTGCGTCTTTTAATTCTTCCGCCATGCCATCTTGCAATAAACCAAAAGTACCGCAAGTTTCCATACCAAGCGCTTTTACCGCCTTGATGATTTCTGTCACTTTTGCGATGTCTTTCGGTTTCGGCCCACGCCATGCGGCGCCCATGCAGAAACGCCCTGCGCCACGCGCTTTCGCAATTTTAGCTTTCGCCACGATGTCTTCCACGTTTAATAATTCTTGATT